ATGTGCTACTAAATCTCTTCCAGCCGCACCGCGCCAGGCGATAGCCCCATCGCCGTTTGAAGTATCAAAACTACCAATATCACCTAATATTAAATATCTGGTGCCAGTGCTGGGATTAGTAATATCGCTGTTGACAGTGACCTTACGTGGGTCGATGATAGCATTGATTGGATTTAATGTGTTGCCTGGGGTGGTGTCTACGTCTACATTAAAGATCAATATACTATCATCAGTTGGGTGATAGCTGACAGTGCCGATGACCTCAGTGATGCCATCTTCCTGTAATAGTCTTACCTGGCTGATACCATTTTCTAATACACCATAGACATTGATGAGATCTCGCCAAACATCACGAGTACCAACTTTGATTGGTGTGCTGAGTGTAGGTTCGCGCGGGGTTTCGACCTCACTGACTTTTAATAAAGTCAATTGGTTACCAATGAGTAATACCCCATACATCAATGGAGTGAAGTATTGACGATTGCCTAATAGATTACTGTCATTATAAACAGCATCACTGAGATTACCATCTGCATCGTGTATGCTGGCGATGATCTTTTGTATGACACCTAGTTTCTTGACCTTGGCCGGAGGACTGATCCATATCGGTAATTTAAAAGTAAGTGTAGCAACATCAATATTATTTTCTGTTCCGATTGGCACACTACGACTAGTCCAAGTTGGACTTTCTAAATAAACCACGCTTAAACTGGTCCAATCAATATAGTTGTCTGTTGATTGTATTTCCATGCCCGGATTAAACAGGACCATTAGCTGTTCTAATAACTGTAGTTTCTGTTTGGTATTACTTGTCCAAACATCTAATTTTAAATCTATAGTATAAGGCACAGGCATCGCACGTTCAATAGTAAAAGCGTTACCTTGGCGATTTTCAAATTCCTGTGTGTCTTCATTATAATAACGTTGGCGGATATTCATCTTACCAACGAATGTAGGATCCTGCACACGATCTCGATCATAGGTAATGCCATTGACATACACAGTCATCGCTGGAGTTGATGGCATAGAATTCTCGCTCATGTTATTGATGATAGCCGCTACTTGTCGACTACCGTCACCATAGTAAACAGGCACACGCTGTAGAGTTTTATTACCACTACGGTCAGCACCAAATTCAACTTGGAATCCACTTACCATACGAATGAACTGAGCAAGGAATCTCTCAATCTGACCATCATAAAAATATTGTTGTAAGGCTGCCATTATATGTTATCCGCTGAAGGACGTAGAGCCTGTGATAAGCTCTGACGTTCGTTGATCACGTGCTCGTAAACTGTGTATTCTAATAGGTCACCATTGACATAGGTATTGGCCACTGTGATCCCAATATTGCCACTTGAGTTGCTGATGGTGTTATTAACTTTGATACTGTTGATATAGGTCTTTGCACCATAGCCACTGATGAATGGAACCTTAACAACTATATTACCTGTAGTAACATTAAATGATAAAGTAAACGCATTGGCCGCAGGGGTATATGCACCACTGCTGATACGTATAGCGTCCCAAGCAACACTGTTGCTCATGAACTTGTTAGTGTCATTGACAAAGCCACTCAATTGTGTAGTATTGGTTGATCCTGGTGTTAGATTAGTTCTCACTGCATCCTCTATCTTGACCCAACGACGTCCATCATAACGGAACAGTCTATTAGGCACATAGTCTAAACGTAAATAGAAATCTCCCACTCCTGGCAAATATGGAAAAGCGATACCCGCGGCAATTGCAGCACCGTTTGGCGGTAAGCCATCTCCAGTTAGATATCCTTCTACTTTCTTAGCTGATGTTAGTGTAGCCGAACTTGCATCATCATTGACATCACTGGCATCATCATTAACTTGGCTAGAATCTAAACCACCCGGATCACCAGGCGTGCCATCTGGATTAACTGGCTCAGTATAGATCGCACTGGTATCATATCCACTGGCCGGAACATCTTGTTCTGCACGGCTAACGATAGCATCGTTGATATCAATATATTTTTGGTAAGTGCTTAAGACATCTGCTATTGAACTATTAGTATTCTCGCCAGCATCAAGAGTATTAATGATGTCTTTATATTCTTGGCTGTCTACCAATGGTTGTAGTTTAACACGCCATAGGTGTGGATACCAAGTTGGAGCAAATCCTTCTGCAGCACGGGTAGCATCTTGCACTACATAATAACGTCTAAGAGCTACAGGAACACTATCATCTAACGGATAGTAGTCTTTTAAGTTTGGTAGTTCCATGACATCACCTACTATGATCTTGCGACCAATAGTATCAACCATGTCATTTAAATGGAATACAGCAAACATGGTATCACCAGTTAGGAACAAGCCAAACTGTGTTAGATCAAAATCGTTGTCATTTAAGCGATAGATAGTTCGCATGGTATAGACACTGGTGTCATACTTGCGATCACGATTTTCTAAGAACAATAGATCTTGGATACCTAATAAAGTAGTAGCACCACCAGGTTCAGTCATGCTGACATTGCCCTGTGTTAAAGGTCCGAGATATTTGTGGATATGGACATCAACTCCACCTACAGTAAACATTTCTGAGATACGTCGATCAAAGAACTTGTAGTCATTGCCTTTTTCAGGCCGATATAAACTTAGACGTGGCATTAGCTAATCCTATTATCTAGTATTTATCGACATTGACAAGCTAGCCAAAATGTGTTATACTTGTATCATGGCTGAAATTACTCAAAGTTTAGATTGGGCACAGGTTCAAATTGAACTAGAAGCACCCGCACATAAAATGAAAAAGCATACTAATGATATGCTGAAAATGAGCAAAGCCATAGGTCATATGGTTAAAAAGCTCAGCGAAGAAGAAATAATCTGCCGTAGGATGGGTCGCCAAACCCGTAAGCACAAGGAACTATTAGAGCAAATTAACCAAGAAATAGCCCATTATGAGCAATATTTGACTTTTGGTGTGCTGTTAAATGGTTGACTTTTTAACCAAAAGATGCTATAATACATACAATAAAGGAGCGATTAAATGTTTGAATCTCTTGATAAATTATTAAAATCCAATAGCACTTTAATCCTAATAGGTATGGTGATAGTGCCTTATCTGGCATATCTTTTATACACGAATAGCACGCCAGTTAAACAGATATTATCTCATAATACTGTGGGCACTAAAAGTCTAGAAGAGATAATGGCCTATTCGCCAGCGGCCATATCAGATCCACCATGGGACAATGAATTCCAATCATCAATCACTCCAATCAAGGAAGGTGAATAATGAACTTTAAATGGAGCCAACCTTATCCAGGCGAAAGCCGTTATGAACGATTATTTCGTGCCCAGAGGATACTACAATTATCACGTCATGCTATGTTGTTAGACTCTGTTGAGCCTATAACGGATCTGACCAAAGCCAAAGAATATCTTAAAAAATACCAACTTGGAGAACAATAATGAGCACACCTGTATATATGGAAATAGAAGAAGCATACAGTATCGTGCAGTGGCACGGTGAAGAATACGGACATCACAATCTCTGGGGTGCCCTAAACAGCATGGAAGAGCTTTGGGATGATCTAGACAGTATGGAACGTGCCGCTTATAAGCAAGTTAAACGTGAATTACAAAAAGCGGTTGTAGAGTCAGAAGGTGGCCAAATTGACTAGCGCAGAAGCACACCAGCAAGAACTAGAACAGCAACAATGGTTGGAAGAAGAGCATCATACATGTTCGATATGTCAGTGTGATTACACATCAGATGAAGGCGGAATTGAAGGCGACATTGGTATATTGCCAGCCAGTTTTTGCCCAACTTGCCTAAGTGGTGTGATTGATATGGTTGAACAGTTGACAGCAGAATAAAATCCTGTATAATTAAATATAACAAGAGAGGATCGTATGGCAATCAAGATTGATGGCATGAAAAAGAAAGCAAAAGTCAGTAGCAATAATTTCGCTGACGAAAAATATACAGGTAATGAACCTATCTGGGATTACGATCGTGCTTTAACTTTTTCAAATGAAGAATTTGATCATCATCTACGCCAAAGTTTTCGTTATTATAATTACTATTACAGCACTAAAGATCTTAAAAAATATGTTGTAGCATGGTTACGTCAACATGAAGGTGAGCAAGGAGTTCATAAGTTAGATAAAACTACTATTGATCGCTATCAACGTTCAGCAGATTGCCTTACGCCATTCACGGTTTGTGCCCTGATCAAAGCACATGAACGTGGCATGCCTTTGCGTGATCGTCATGTAGAATATATCCTAGAAGCGGTTAAGAAAGTATTAACTTTAAAAGCAGACAACGACGAAGATTTTGAAGAAAAGCCAGAAGTAAAGAAATCAGAAGTCTATATTCCGACAATCCAAGACCGTATGAATGAGGTGGCTAAAAAGCATATCCTTTATTTTGAAATGCTTGAGGATGCCTTATATACAGGTGAAACTATAGATCCTAAAGCCTACGAATATCTGACAAAAAACAATGTACCACAGGTATTGATAGGTAAGATATCAGCAGTATTTGAACCACGCTGTGCAGAAGTGCGTGAAGCAAGAACAACTAAAGATGAAGATCTTAAAGATGCCTATAGCTATATGAAAGCCGCAGACTATAAACGCTATGACGCTTTCTATGACAAACTATTTGCTGACTTAACTGCTTATAATCAAACTAAGAAAGCTACTAAGAAAGCCGCAGTACGTAAACCACCAGCTAAAGAAAAACTAGTCCGTGGCTTAAAATATCTTAAACAAGATGCTGGTATGAAACTAGTATCAATCAATCCTGTAGACATCGTTGGTGCAGAACAACTATGGGTCTACAACGTTAAAAATCGCAAGTTGGGCAAGTATGTAGCAGAGGACCAAGGTGGTGTATTAGGTGTTAAAGGCACAACTATCACAGGCTTTAGTGAAACTAAGAGCACACAAAAGACCCTGCGTAAACCTGAAGAACAAGTTAAAGCATTCCTAGCCAGTAACAAAGTAGAACTGCGTAAGTTCTTAGAAAATATCAAAACTACAGAAATCTCACTCAACGGACGTATCAACGCTGATACTATCCTACTTAAAGTAATCTAATCCCCCTCAAGGTAGCGTAAAGCCAAACTTATCCTGTTGTCGATAATAAATACACGATAACAGGATAATTTAAATGTCTTTACTTCCAGCAAATGTTTCAGCGTCCGGCAACTTAACGGCAACTCTCAGTATGCAAACTGAGAGCCTGTATAATCCATATACAGGCACAGGTGCCGGACACATTGCTTTTGATGCTAATCTACAAGCACAATTAACCGCAGTAACTTCATTGAAGAATGATATCACTGACTATATTAGGTTACGATTGGGTGATCAGATAGTTGATGTCGAAGCAGACAGCGATCACTATGAAATGGGAGTCAAGCAAGCTCTTATCCGATACCGTCAAAAGAGCAGCAACTCAGTGGAAGAAAGTTATGCATTTTTAGATTTATATCCCGAAACACAAGAATACATATTACCCAACACAGTCATGGATGTTAAAGCAATCTATCGTCGTGGTATTGGTAGTGTAACAGGTACAACAGCTAGCCAATTTGAACCATTTGCATCAGGTTACCTAAACACCTATATGTTAGTAGCAGGTCGTGTTGGTGGCCTTGCAAGCTATGAATTGTTTGTAGACTATCAAAAATTAGCCATGCGTATGTTTGGTGGCTTTATGAACTTTACTTGGAACAAAGTTAGTAAAAAAATCACCCTGGTTCGTAAAATACCATTCCAGGGCAGTGGTGCAACACTTAGATTGAGGAGTTTAACAGCTAGCGGCACAGTGGTTGGTAGCACAGTTACATTCCAAATTTCAAATCAAGGTCCTTGGAACGGAGTCGGCGTGGGAAGCACTGTTTCTATTACCAATTGTCCTGTCGCTGGATATAATGGTACCTATACTATCACTACTGTTGACCCAACGCAACAAATATTTACATTCTTAAATACCGCGGCACTTGGAGCCACAGTGGTTAATGACATGTCTTTAGCATCAACGTATGTAAGTTCACCAAGTTCACCGGATAACGCAGTAACTGAAACAGTGTTATTACATATATATAATTACAAACCAGATATCATGTTGTTAAACGATCCACAGGTATTTCCCTGGATCCAAGACTATGCCTATGCACTAGTATTGATCAGCGTGGGTAATGCACGTGAAAAATTTGCTACTATAGCAGGTCCGCAAGGTGGCACAAGTTTAAATGGTGCTGTGCTCAAACAAGAAGGCACCGAACTACTACTGAAACTTGACGAAGAAATCAAGAACTATGTAGACGGTGGTGCTCCATTAACATGGATTACTGGTTAAAAAAGTCTAGACACTAGACAAAAACTCCCGTATAATAAACACATACAGGGAGTTTTTTAATGGCTAAAATCATCGCAATTTGTGGATTCATTGGCAGTGGCAAGGATACCGTCGCTGATTACTTGGTCAACATACACGGATTCCGTCGTGAAAGCTTCGCTAATAGCCTGAAAGACAGTGTATCCGCAGTGTTTGGCTGGGATCGTGACATGTTAGAAGGTCGTAGTAAACAAAGTCGTGAATGGCGTGAGCAAGTAGATCCGTTCTGGTCAGCTCGTTTAAAAATGCCTAAACTAACCCCACGCTGGGTCCTACAATATTGGGGCACTGAAGTAGTCCGCAAAGGATTCCATGATGACATGTGGGTAGCTAGCCTAGAAAATAGATTACGAAAATCAACAGATGATATCGTCATCACAGATTGCCGTTTCCCTAATGAAATCAAAGCAGTTAAGCGTATTGGTGGTCAGATTGTGTGTGTCACTCGTGGTCCAGAACCTGCATGGTACGATGATGCTAAGAGCATGAACAAAGGCCCTGGTCGTAATATGTCGTGGGCCTTGAGTAAACATCGTATTGAAGAATTAGGTATCCATGCTAGTGAAACAGCTTGGGTAGGTCAAAAGTTTGATGTGATATTAGATAACAATGGTACCCTAGATGAATTATATAATCAAATTGAGTCTCGACTTAAAAGTCAGGAACAAGGTCTCCTTGACGCCATCCCAATCCCTCTTTAGCAATTTCATACTGACAGTTAGCACAAACAGTTTTTAAGTTAAGTTGATTGTTATTATTTAGATTCCCGTCAACATAATAGACGAATAACTGTTCCTTATATTTTGCCTTAAAGCCACACTTTTCACAGTGTAATTTCTTTTTGTAGCCGTCTAATAGCCAACGAGGCTTAGGTGCAGGCTTGCGACTTTTCTTTCTGATGCAACTGTCGCAGCGACTTCTAAAATATGTTTTATTGTTACGTATATAGTTAACCGCTACAGACTTTTTACCGCAAACTGAGCACAATGGGCGATAAATCATGACCTGTGATTTATTTTTAATAATCCAATAAGCATAAAAAATTTAGCATACCAATACCCAATGTCAAATTCCCACCAACGATCTGCAAAATTTAATTTTCCTGCATAGTCGTGATGGTTTGCATGTAATTCTTCTCCTGCTAATAAAATCCCCAATGGAAAAACATTAGTTGATTTGTCGCCTTCTGTAGTTCTAGGCCTATTGGGAAGGTATCCAATTTTATGTAACCCATACCCAGCCAAAACTACTATTATATTCTGTATCAAAAATTTATATAATCCCCCTATTATAAATCCTGGTAATCCAAATAAAATTGTAGCAATAATCCATAATATTACTAATCCCGTTTTAGGATATGGTAGATATATTTTTCTTTCAATCCAATCGCTATAGTTGTTTATTCCAACTGAATATCTAATAACATCTTCTGGACTAGTGTAGTATTGTTTTCCTGGAGTATTGTGCTTATAATCTAATAACTGACTCACAGTATATAGATGGGGGCTTATCGGGTCATACTCAGTATCGCTATATCTAGTATCACTATATCTATGATGTTTTCTGTGTTGGGCCACTAAATATTTTACCCATCCGTAGAATGGCATACCGTACGACACCCATAACCAAAATCTGCAGAAATGTTCTAAAATTGGGTGCAATCTCCAATATTGATGTGCATGTCCACGATGAACTAATAGTGTAAATGTGACCCATAATAAATGGAAAACAATGAGATAAAAGATAATGGTATTAAGCATAAAAGTATTTATCACGAGGTCTACAATGGCGAACCTTTAAAAGGGCACTCTAAGCTACCAAAAATAAGAAAAAATCATAAATAGTTTAAAGCATCATTTAAAAGGAACTATTATAATGGCATCATTAATATCACCAGGCGTATCGGTTACCATAATCGACCAAAGTCAATATACACCAACAGCTGCTGGGTCAATTGCTTATGTCTTACTAGCTACAGCAACAAATAAACAAAACCCAAGCGGAACTGTTGCAACAGGAACGACTATGGTCAATGCTGGAAAACTAGTTACAATTACCAGCCAACGCGATCTAGTTAACATATTTGGAAACCCATATTTTGAAATGGATGCCAATGGCAATCCAGTGCAAGACAGTGAAGTAAATGAATATGGCTTATTAGCTGCTTACAGCGCACTTGGTGTTACTAATACCATGTATATCCAACGTGCTAACGTTGATCTAGCTCAACTAGAAGGAACAAGTATTCGTCCTACAGGCACACCAGCAGATGGCACATATTGGTTAGATCTAACTAATACAAACTGGGGTATCTATGTATGGTCTGAAGAATCTGGATTTACATATACAACTCCAACAGTAATTACAGATCTTGCCTACTTAGTAGGTGGCACTTCGAGCGGTGCTCCTTTAGCATCATTTGGTAGTATTGATGACTATGCTGTTAATGCAACAAACAGCAATAACCCAATCTATTACAAAGGATACAATAACAGTTGGTCAATAGTAGGTAGCGATAGTTGGAAGTCACAAGTGGCCACAGTGCGTGGTACGACCAGCGGTGTAACTATTTCAGCAGGTAGTAAACTAATTATCAACGGTAATACTGTTAACATGACTGGAACTACTATCAGTTCAGCAGTTACTAACATCAATGCCGCAACGATTCCGGGTGTTAGTGCAGCACTTAACTCAGTTGGCCAAATCCAACTATACGTAAACAGCGGCACGATTATCTACAGTAATGCTGCAGGTAATGCACGTGGCACTATTGATACTGCCACTAGCACACAAAATGCACTACAAATTACCAAAGGCAGTGTATTAACAGGTAATCTTGACGTCGCAGCTAATTTAGGTATTTTACAATCCAATATTGCTACAATTTCAAACGGTGGTAACACATACGCATACAACGGTCCAACACTGGCATTTGCAAGTTATACAAATCCACCAGCATGGAGGCCAACAGACGTAACACCTCGCCCAGATGATAGCATTTGGTTAAAAACATCTGCAACTGGTAATGGTGCAAGCTGGGCTATCAAAGAATACAGCGCAACAACAAGTAGCTTCCAATCATTGACTAGCTCAATGTATGCTACAGATGCAGCTGCGATCCAAGGATTAGATCCAGTTGGTGGCGGCGCCACATTGGCTGCAGGCACATTATACGTCAAGTATGATAGTGCCGGCACTGGAACAACACAATTTAAATCGTTTATTAAAAACGTAGCCGGTGTAGTTACTGTAACAGGTAACGTAGCTGGCGGTTCAGCAACATACGCATCAGGCAACAGCTTTTTGATGGAAGTTACTGTTCCTGGTTCAACAACACTAGCTAATGCTACAGTTACATTATCAGCTAACACAGCAACTAACTTGGTAACCAGCATCCTATCAGCTAGCTTGCCAAATATCACAGCAGGCTTTGATTCCAGTGGTAGGATTTTTATCAGCCATCTAGCTGGTGGAACTATGCAGTTTACATACCTAGTAGGTAGTCCATTAACCACAGCTGGTATTATAAATGATACGCATATCCAAACGATATCAGCAGGTCTAATATATCTAGCAAGTCCGTTTACTCCGTTGACTTATACTTACTCAACGACTGCTCCATATAGCAATCCAGATGATGGCACGCTATGGTATTACAGCAATCCATTGGATGCAGATATCATGATCAGCGATGGCACAGCTTGGAAAGGTTATAGAAACGTTAGCACTGATGCACGTGGTTATGACCTAACTAACACTGATCCACTTGGTCCAATCCTAAGTGCTAGCCAACCAACAACACAAGCTGACGGCACTAGCCAGGTAGTAGCAGGTGATTTATGGATATCAACAGCACAAGCTGACTTAGAAAATTTCCCAGTATTATATCGTTATAACGGTGTTACATGGGATCTAATTGACAATGGAGATAATGTTGATGCCAATGGTGTCTTGTTTGCAGATGCACGTTGGGACACAGACGGTACAGTCAATCCAATCACTGACGATCTACCAAGCATTAGCTCACTGTTAACCAGTGACTATATTGATGCAGATTGTCCTGACTATCGTCTATATGCACGTGGCACAGTATTATTCAACACACGTCGCAGTGGTTACAATGTTAAAAAATTCCGTGTAGATTACTTTGCCGATGCAGATGTAGTCCCAACAGAAGTTGATGCATGGGTAAGTTATAGTGGTGAAGATCCAACAACTGGTGTTCCATACTTTGGTCATAAAGCACAGCGTAACACAGTGGTAGAAGCTATGAAATCAGCTATAGCGACTAGCACAGAGCTACGTGAGGAAGGCACACAGTACAACTTAATCGTTTGCCCAGGATATCCAGAGTTAATCAGCGATATGATCACATTAAACAATGATCGCACTAACACAGCATTCATCATTGGTGATAGTCCAATTGACTTACCTGCAAACAGCACAACATTACAACAATGGGCTAATAATACTAACCTAGCAGTAGACAATGGCGAAGAAGGTCTAGTCAGTAACAGTGAATACCTAGGTGTTTACTATCCAAGTGGTCTTGGTACTGATCTAGCTGGCAACGCTGTAGCAGTTCCGCCAAGTCATATCATGTTACGCACAATTATCCGCAGTGACTCAGTTAGCTATCCATGGTTTGCACCAGCTGGTGTTCGTCGTGGTCTAGTAGATAATGTTACAGCGATTGGGTATGTTGATCGCAATAATGACAGCACATTTGTTAGTATTGGCGTTACTACAGGTCTACGTGACGTATTATACGCAGGTAGAGTTAATCCATTAACGATCTTGCCAGGAGTTGGTATTGTTGCATACGGTCAAAAAACACGTTCAGCAACAACTTCAGCGATGGACCGTATTAACGTAGCACGTTTAGTCTGCTACTTAAGAACTGTTCTAGCTAGAGTTGCAACACCATTCATATTTGAACCAAATGATGCTATTACACGTGGTCAAGTAGAGTCAGGATTTAATGCAGTATTCCATGATTTGATCGCTAAACGTGCAATTTATGACTATTTGGTAGTATGTGATGAAACAAACAACACCGGTGATCGTATTGATCGCAATGAGTTATGGGTTGATATTGCAATACAACCAGTTAAAGCGATCGAGTTCATTTACATTCCAGTTCGTTTACAAAACACTGGAGCAGCTTTAACTATACAATAATATACGCAGTTATTGGGAGATTAATCCCTCCCAAAGCGTAGGCAATAAAAGGTAAATATATAAAAGGATATACAAAATGGCAACAGCGTCATTAACCAACTTTACAGTACCATTATCAACAAGTCAAAGTGCTAGTTCACAGGGCTTGTTAATGCCAAAATTAAAGTTCCGCTTTCGCGTGACTTTTTTAAATTTTGGTGTTACACAACCTACAACTGAACTAACAAAACAGGTAATGGACTTTAAACGCCCACAGGTTTCAATGGAACCGATCACTATCGATATCTATAACAGCAAGGTATACCTAGCTGGTAAACCAACTTGGGAAACTGTTACTTGTATGCTACGTGATGATGCAGGCGGTGAAGTTACTCGTCGTGTCGGCGAACAGATGCAAAAACAATTTGACTTCTTCGAACAAAGTTCAGCAAGTTCAGGTATTGATTATAAATTTACTACTGTGCTTGAAATCCTTGATGGTGGTAATGGTGCTAATACTCCTAACGTTTTAGAAACATGGCAGTTAGATGGGTGTTTCTTAACAGCGGCTGACTACGGTGATGTTAACTATGCTACTAACGAAGCAGCAACAATCCAATTAACTATCCGTTATGATAATGCTTTACAAACTCCAGTAGGTGTAAGTGGTATTGGTTCATCAATCACAAGAACACTAGGTACAGTAATCACTGGTTAATCCAGATGAAACAACTTAAAAAGCTCGGTTACAATCCGAGCTTTTTTTTGGCGATAAATAATATAAACAGGAAGAGATAATGTCTCAGAATAATATATTTGGCCAACTACTGCAATCTATAGCCCCTCAGCAAAATATCAAGGACTATAAACATGCCACACGGACCTTTGTTGACAGCTTATATAGACTAAGTCCTAAACTAAACAATTTATTCCACGTGTTTATGGATGTCAATACAGCGATGTCCGATATTGATCAAATAAGTCAGATCGAAACAGGGCTCATGGCCAAGAGTGTGCAACTGCCTAAGTTTACTATACAAAACAAAACCTACAATGCTTATAATCGTAAGACTATCCAACAAGAACGTGTTAACTATGATCCAGTGAGCATCACATTCCACGATGACAGTGCAGATGTGGTGCGTAAATTTTGGCAGGGCTACTTTAGTCACTACTATAGAGACAGCGACTACCAACTTGATAATTATAAAGATGACAGTAAGTATAAACAACGCCAACAGCAGAATTGGGGATTCAGTCCGAGATCATCTGTAGGTAATTTACCTTACCTAAATGCTATACGTATCTATAGCCTACATCAAAAACGTTTTAGTAGTTATACATTAGTGCGTCCAATGATCACAGCATTCCAACACGGTGACCACACTGCTGGTGAATATACACCAATGGAACATAATATGACTATTGCGTATGAGTCGGTATTATATCAAAGTGGTCCAGTCAGCAACGGCACAGTGTTAGGGTTTGGTGAAATACACTACGATCAAACACCTAGCCCGTTGCGCAGTCTTGGCGGACTAATTGGGCAGGGGCAAAGTCTATTAAATAGCATAGAAAACGGAGACATAGGGTCAACTGTGCAAAATGGTATTAATGTATTCAACATACTCAATGGTACTAATACACAGCTTAAACAAGCACCTAGTTTAGATCTATCAGTCATTGGCAATGATATCATGAAAGGTAAGAGTCCATTTAGCAGTATCTATGTTCCAACAAGCAGCACGGTGAAGAGTGGATTATCAGCATCAGGTCCGTCGTTTCCGGGATTCGCTGGCAGTGGCGGCAATATGAACGCAGCTGGTAATCAAAACCCTAACAGCGGTCAAGGCACGAATTAAAGGATAATAGATATGGCAGCAGTTCCAGGTAATTTACCAATCGATGTAGGGCAACCACAGAGCACTACTACATTCTTTAATAATTACTACATACAAACTCCTAGTGTCAGTGCCGCAACTAACGACACTGTTATTGCCTACTTCCAATCGATTACAGGTGATGTAGATGCTGGTAAAACACTAGCCGCCGCAGTGATCTATACAGCTACTCAGCAGAATCTAGATCCAATTGGATTAGTTCAAGAATTAAAAAAACTCAGTGACAAGAATCTAGCCAATCTGCCAGTGATAACTCCACTGGCAGAAACAGTCATAACGGAATATAATAATTATCAAGACGTGCTAGAAAATCTAAACAGCTATCCCGAAGGCCAATTATTTTATGTTCCAGAACTTGATATTTTTTATAAGTCGACCAATGGAACTATTGTATCTCCTACGGGCTATCAGGCCCAAAAGCAAGTCCTCCAAGGTCAAACGGTTATCTATAACTTTTCTTCTGTGAGTTACACATCTGGAAAATATTCACAACGCACATCAGCAACAGCAGATGATCCGTATGCTAAACCAGGACCAAGTGTAGCATATAATAGCATCAGCGAAGTCAATGCATATTTGACTATGTTCCTTAATCTTAATCGTTCAGGCACTAGCCTATTAGGATTAAGCAATAGTCCACTTACCAGTAAGTATATCACCCGCACTATCCTAGCATAATGAGCAAATACGCCAGCGGCAAATATCAAGTAAAGAACCCTGAAAAGTATATGGGCAAGCGACTGCCTAACTATCGTAGCAGTTGGGAATTTACTTTTATGAGTTTCTGTGATAACAATCCCGCAGTGTTAAATTGGGTCAGTGAAGGAGTTAAGATTCCTTATTATAATCCAGTGAGCGGCAAACAAACAATATACGTTCCAGACTTTCTAGTAGTCTACGTAGATGCCAATCAAAGACAGCATACAGAACTAGTAGAAATTAAACCCAGCAAAGAAGCTACTATGGAATCAGCTCGTAGTTACCGTGATAAACTCATGGTGGCGATGAACATGGCCAAATGGGCAGCTGCTGATAGTTGGTGTCGAGCCAATAACATGCGATTCAGAGTAGTTACAGAATTTGATATCTTCAAGAATCAGAAGCGGTAAATACATGCATGACACAAAAACTAGAAGAACTATTTAATTTACCACCTTCTGACTCTACAACCCCAGAAGAAGCCAAAACCAATATAGAAGAAAACCGTGAAATGATCAAGGCTGTAGATCTAGCCATTGACAAGATTGACGCGGCACTTCCGTATGTAAACGATCTAGATATCA